CAAGCCCAACCTTTTTGGTATCGGTAGTAACAACCTAATATGTGCGACAAGAGATACCACCCCCTATTGTACAGAGGTGTAACTGTACCCAAATATATGAGGTCCAAAATAAAAAAAGAAATTAATCCTTTAACTTGTTAAAGAAATTATATTATACTAATATATACTAAAGTATATACAAGGTCTTTCTTATATAAAGAAAAAACTTCTTAATGGTTTAATAAAGAAAGGATATTGATAAATATCATACTTATATATGATGTAATTAATATTAAGATATGTTACAATATAAATATAGGGATAAATAATTTATTATTGGAGCTTAAGCTTATGGATAAAATAACTCGTGGATATTGTCAACTAATAAGGAAAATAAATAAATTTACAGAACGAGATTTTTATAACCAACTTAAACGAACAGGAAAGAATAGAGATGATATAGAGAAGATAAAGAATACTTGTTCTAAGCTACAAAAAGAAATAGATGAGAGTTTAAACTTCTATCTATATAAAGAAGATAGATGGTTACAGATGGATATATATAGTCGTAGTGGTTATGAAGGAAGTATAAGAGGTGGTAACCTAAAACATATCTATAACAAAATATGTAAGATATACTCAAAGCTCTTGTCTCTATTGAATTTGAAATAGATTAACTAACCAATAACATAATAAAATAAACAAAATAGTTTAAAATAATAATAGGAGGACATATGAAATTAAGTACAAGTATTCATCAAGGAAATAAATATTTAACAATAGATTTAGATGATGATATATATATGATGTTAAGTTCTAAGTTTTACCCATATAGATTGTTTTATAATCATATAGCTATTAAAAATAAAAAGGGTATAAGAATACCAGTATGGAGAATAGTTAGAAAATGCTTTAACAAAGATTTAACTTGTAGATATAAAGATGGTGATAATACAAATTTAAAAAGAAATAATTTAGAATTAATAAGAAAAACCTAACAATATTTCATATATCCTTCTAAGCTAACTAAGGTTGTAGGTAATCCTTAGACTTTTTCTTTTTGGAATACAATATGTTAGATGATAAACAGATAAAATTTATAGATAATTATATACAAAGCTATGCTGTAGAGATGAGTGCTATCAAAGCTGGTTATCCTAAAGATGATGCTTTAAAGATTGGATTAGATTTATTATCTAACTCAATAATCAAAGAAGCTATAGAAGAAAGAGAAAAGAACTTAAACCAGAACGCTCAATGTTTAAAAATGAATAAAGAAAAGTTACTAAGAACAATGTACTTTCTATATTCTCAAAGCGTTAAAGATAGACAAATAACCCAAGCAGTTAATATACTGGAAAAGATTGCTACTTGGTCGGGTGTCAACCCAGATGAAGTACAACTTGACCCAGTACAACTAATCATCAATAATCTAGATAAAACAAAGATATAAAATCGTTTCTAACGATTTGGGCGGCTTCGCCGCTATACTACCGAAAGATATTTTAATCAAGTAGGTAGTCTCGAATAATGGTGGATAGGAAGTGTACCTGGTAATTCAAACACCCTAGTAGGCTTAGTCGACGAAGACCTACCACTGAAAGCTAGATAGGTCGTCTATGTGCAAGTACCTAACGCTTGTTAAAATTAAAGTTAGGTCTAGCCCTAGTTATCTAGGTAAAGGAGGATATAATTGGTAAGAGCTCAATACGAAGCCTTAAAGGAGGTGATGTAAATGTCACCTTATGAAGTAGAATTACTTCCAGCACAAAGAGAATATTTCGAGATTAACCATAATAATCCGATAGACATAGCTGTATATCAAGGTGGCTACTGACGGGTCAGGAAAGACCTGGTCTGGTAGTTTATTAGGAGTTCTGCTTTGTTTAAGATATCCAGGAATAACTGGATTAGTCGGGGCAATTACATATACAGTTCTAAGAGATACAACATTAACAACATACTTAGAACATTTAGATAACCTAGGAGTTAAATACAAATACTTAAAGAATGAAGATAAGATAGTATTTCAAAATAAAAGTGAAATTCTATTTCGACATCTTCAAGAGCCAACCAAACTTAAATCTTTAAACCTAGGTTTTGTAGAGATAGAGGAAATGTCTGATGTACCACTAAGTACATTTGAGATGCTTCTTAGCCGTTTAAGACAAAAAGCTAAACCAGGATGGAAAGGATTTCGTCATAGACTATTCGGTCATACAAACCCTCAACAATCTAGGGGATGGATATATGAGAAGTTTAAAGTAAATCCTCAACCTGGATATAGACGTATCTTAGCTCCTACTACTCAAAACAAATATTTACCAGAAGGTTATATAGAGTTATTAAAGAACTCATATAATGAAGATTACTTTAAGATAAATGTAGAAGGATTAGATTGTGATGATACAAGCGGATTAGTTACTAAAGGATTTGATAAAGCTATACAAGTAACAGATGCAATAACTTTAAATCCAAACTATCCAATCCATATTACCTGTGACTTTAACGTAGACCCTATGTGCTGGTATATATGTCAAGTATATGATGGTAATGTATATATACTTCACGAACTAGTTAAAGAGAATACAACAACAGAGAATGCAGCACAATCAGTATCAGAACTCTTAGCTGGAGAAAAAGGTAGAGAGATTATAATTAACGGAGATGCTTCTGGAGATTATAAAACTACTAAAGGAGTAGATTATGTTTATCTACGAAATAACTTAACAAGAAATAAATTTGAGAATGTTAAGTTAAAAGTAATGGCTAAAAACCCTGGTATTGAATATAGGATATCTTGCTGGAATAATCTTATTAAAGGTCCAGATGGTAACCACCATATATTTATTCATCCTCAATGTCAATATCTACTTTATAATATAGAGAACTTAGAGGTTGAACCTGGTACAAGCAAACCTAAAAAGATAACAGCAAGTAAAATTAAATCAGACCCTAAAGCTAAATACTTAGGTCACCCAATAGATGCAGTAAGTTATTTAGTTTGTTTATATTTTCCAGTTAAAGCAATTCATCTTAGTGATTTCAATAAACAAGTTGCAAATCAAAAGACTGATATCTTTGGTGGTAAATATGATAAACGATTAATGTAAGGAGATAACTCTTGACTACATTTTATTATAAGGATAATAAAAAGGTAACTTTAAATCCAGAGAAAAGACAAAGAATATGTACAGAGATAAATAATGAATTTAAACAATTCTATAAAGATTTATCCGAGCCTAAAGAAGAAGCTACTTCTATATTATCTGAATTATTTCCTGGTTATAGTAATGACCAAGAGAAAATAAATAAGATACCTAGTTTATATGAACAATATAAAACATATACATCTGCTATACAGAGAGCTTGTTATCCTAGCTTAGAAGCTATACTAGATATTAAGGGATTAGATTTAAAAAGTAATAGCTTAGCAGCTACTTATAAAGCTAGTTTAATATATGATTGGTATAATATAAATTTATTAACTACATTAGATAAATGCCAAGATGATTGGTCTATCAAAGGTGAAGCTGCTGCTTATATTTGTTGGAAAGAAGATATAGTTCAAGTAGAAGATGAAATACCAGTACCAACAGTAGATTTAGAAACTGGTCTACCTAAGTTAGATATAGTAAAACAGAAAAGAGATATATTAACTTTCAGAGCAGTAGATGCTAAAAGAATAGACCCACATAACTTATACTTTGATAAATCACAAGTAGACAATTGGCAACACTGTAGAAAGATATATAGAGATTTTATTTCTGTAGAAAATATATTTGCCAATACATCTTATAATCTTACTTCATCTGAAAAGAATGAACTAAAAGAATTAGTTTATAATCCTAGAAATAATAGAACATTAAATAATGGATATGAAAGTAAGATAAGTGAAGATACTAAAGTATACGGTAGTACAGTTGAAGTATTGGAATTTGAAGGTGACTTTATAGACCCAGTTACTTATGAGATAATTCCAAATGTTGAAGCAACTGTGGTAGCTGGTAAGTATCTAGCTAAGTTTGAAAAATCTAAAAAACCTTTAAGCTCTATAGTATGGGCAGCATATATGAAAAGACCAGATACAGGTCGTGGTCAATCTCCATTAAGAATACCAGAGATATTAAATACAGTACAAAATATGTGTGCTGATTTAACAATGGCATCTTGGAAGTTGAATACATATCCAACATATATGGCTCCTAAAGGTATGTTACCAAGCTATATTGATTTACAACCAGGTCAAGTAGTTGAGTATGATGCAAGTGATTTATCAACACAAGCAGTACCTCAAAAGATGGATTTCTCTAGTGGATTAAGAGGATTTGATTTTTCTGATTTCTTCCAACGTAGAATGGAGAATGCAACTGGTATTAACCAATATATGCAAGGTGCAATGGATGGTTCAGTAAGAACAGCAAGTGAAGCATCTTATATACACTCTGGTGCTACAATGAGAATGTCTAGAGAAGCTCATTTGTTTAGTCATAATTTTATAGAACCTCTAGTTAAAACTTATGCAATATTCAAAAAGGTATTTGATACTCAAACAATTGAAGTACCAACAGGACCTAATCAATATGCGGAAGTAACAGAGGAAGTTAGAAATGGAAATTATTATTTCATAATAGGAGGAAGTCAGTCAACAGTAGAAAGAGAAGCAGAAACACAAAAATTATTTACAGTATTAGGACAGCCAGTATTTCAGTCTTTAGCTTCTGTACTTGACCCAGTAACATCTGCTACATTCTTTAAATGGATATTAAATAGAATGAATTTCCAAGATACTAATCAAGTAATGGAAATGTTAGATATGAATGGTCAGCTAAGAAAACTAGCACAACAGTTAGGAATACAAGACCAGAACTTTGAAGGCTTTAGACGAGATATGATGAATAGATTTGTACAGCAAGCTCCATCAATGGCTATGGAAATGTACAATGAAGCTAGACCTAATTTAGAACAACAATAGAAGGAGGATTTATTTAATGAATTTTGAAGAAGCTCAAAGAGTTGCAGAAAAGAAACGTACATCTAAAAAGCAACAAGAAAGTTTGAAGCGAGATGCAGTCGAAAAAGAATTAAACGAATGCAAAGAATTTATTAAGACCAGACAGATATTTAAGGACTTAGTAAGTGGTAATGAAGAAAAGTTTAGGAAGTGTATTGATTATTACTTTCTAACACAATTAGTACCAGCTATCAACAGAAACGCTATGTGTAATGCAGATTACATATCTGGTATGAGAGATGGTATGGAAATGTTCCTAGCTGTAGCAGCAGCTTATGATAATCGTATGAAAAGAATTACAGAACTTAAAGGAGAACTTAAATAATGTCAGAAGAAATTACAAATACACAACCAGTTAATACAAATCCTGTAGACAACAATGTTAATGTAGAACCTCAACCTGCCCCAGTGCAAGTTGAAGAAAATACTAACCCTGTCAGTGCTACTCAAAATACTACCGAGAATGGGATGGTAGATAACCCAGTAGATAATCCAGTAGTTGAACAACAACCTACGGATGCTACTAATCTTCCAAACGCAGAAGAAGATGTTAATGCTCTTAAGAAGCAATTGGAAGAATACAGATTGCGAGATGAAGAAGTAAGACAACTTAGTGAAAGATTAGGAACTAATAAAGTACCTGATGTTCAAATCTTCGAAGCTCAAAGGAATTTAGATATCCTAGACAATCAAGCTCAACAAGCCTACATTACCTTATGTAATCAGTTCGGAGTAGATTATAGACCTGATAAGATTGAGGCATCTGCTAATGAACTCAAGGCTAAAGACCCACAGAAGTTCTATGAATTACAGAATAGAATTGAGAAGCTTGATAATCTAGTAACTCAAAAACGTAATGAAGCAAATCAATTTATTAGACAAAGAGAGTTGAACTTGGCATTAGCTAAACATCAACAAATATTAAACGCTAGTCCAATGTTACAGCAACAACTAAATTCTTATTTGCGTAATGCTAATATAGATAATCCAATGCAGCAGATAGATATGTTTGTTGATATGGCACAAACTATACAGCGTGAAGCATTTGAATATGGTAAGATATTTGCTCAACAAGAAAGTTTAAAACAACAACAAAATCCCAACAATGTATTAAACAATACAGTAATGGCAACTAATCAAAGCTATTCAGGGCAAGCTCCTAAGATATTTACTAGAGCTGAAATTGCTAATATGTCGCAGTCTGAATTTGAGAAGTACGAAAAAGAAATCGACCAAGCAGTAAGAGAGGGTCGAATAAGATAGGAGTGAAACATTATGACAGCAATTAATCCAGTAAATGATTTTTCTAATTCAGGATTTATCCCAGAAATTTATGCTAAGAAGTTAGCAAGAGAAGTAAAAAAATATACACAGTTCATTGAAAGAAACTGTAACAGAGAATGGGAAGGCGATATTAAAGCATTTGGCGATAAAGTAAGAATTTCTCTACCTAATGCTGAAAACGTAACTGTAGCTATTACAGCAGATACAACTGATGTATGTCCTGTACCTGGTAAAGTAAATCCTACACAAAAAACTTTAGAGATTAATAACATTGCTACATTCTCTTTGAAGTTCTCTGATGTAGACCAAGTACAATCTCAATACAATCTATTAGATGGTTACTCTGCAATTGCTATGCAAAAACTTGGTGACTTAAAAGATAAACAAGTTATGGTAGCATTAATTAAAGCAGTAACTAATGCAGATAATATGATTGGTACAGCAGCAGCTCCACAAGCTGTAACTAAAGATGATATCTATGATTACTTAGTAGATGCTAGAGTTGCATTAACAAATGCAGGTGCATTAAACGGAAATGGCTTCTATTCATTCAAAGGTAACCAAGAAGAAATGGAGTTCTTAGCTCCTGTTTATACTTGTACTCCTAAAATCTTTGGTTTGATGTTGAAGTCAACTCAATTAACTCACCCAACAGCTAACGCAGACCAAGTAATCGAACGTGGTCAAAAATCTATGATGGCTGGTTTTGAAATCGACCAAGACACAGTATTGACTACAATCACATCTACTGATGTTACTGATCTTGCAGCAGGTGCTCAAGTTGGTATTGCAGCTACTAAGATGGCTGTTACTTATGCTAACCAATATACTAAAGTAGAAAAACTTCGTGACCCTGATTGCTTCGCTGATATTGTAAGAGGTCTAGAGTTATATGGATTTGCAGTAATTCACCCAGAATGTGCTGTAATTACTTACTTTAAATTAGGTGAAGCAAGTGAATAATGATTTCGCTATAGGGGATTAATTTCCTCTATAGCTCTTATCGTAACAAATTGGAGTTTATAAATGGCTGGTAAAACTTATTTTGATTTATGTAATGAAGTATTAACTGAATTATTTTATGAAAAAGCTAGTACTTTTGAAGAACTATCTGAATTAACAGAAGGTATAAAAGTTAAACAAGATTTGAATAGTGCATTAACTTTAATATGTAATAGTGAGAATAGTCCTTGGGCTTTTAGAGAATGCGAATACTTTCTATCATTAGTACCAGATGTTTATGAATATGAAGCTCCTAATGGATTTATAGATTATTTAAAATATAGAGATGTACCTATTGTTTTAGATTATGAAGAGGAACATAAATACTTAGCTCCTGCTAAAGGTATGCCTACTTCTTATTGGATGGATGAAGGTATAATTAAATTATATCCTATGCCAGATGAAAGTCAACTAGGTAGATTAATAAAAGTAAAATTCTATACAAATGATTTTGCTAAGAATGTTTGCGGAGTTTATAAACCTCTAATGGAATTAGAATGTGATGAGCCAATTATTCCAGCACATCATAGAGATATTCTTAAATGGAAAGTTTGTGCAGATTGGAGAGGTTCTCTTAATGATGCTAAAGCAGCTTTCTATGAAAAGAGATTTAGAAAAGCATATACTAATTTAGTATGTGACCAAAGATTAACTCTAGACAATAGAGCTGGTTTTAATATTATGCCTCCAGCTAATTCTGCTAACTCTGCTATTCTAAGAGCATTCTACAATCCAAGAACTAATAAATTAATTTAGGAGATATTAATGGGTGCTACTGTTAAATATTATAATCTAACAGGAGGACTTAATACTGTACAAGGTATAGGGACTATTAATCAATCCAACAAACGTACAGAAAGTCCTGATATGAAAAACGTTGAGTATTATAAACTAGGTGGACTAAAGTCTATGAAAGGTAATACTCAATTTGCTAATACATTACCTAGTCAAATATCTTTAGGGTTTGAATATGTATATGGTAATAATAAATATATGGTTGTTACTACAGTAGATGGTACTCTGTATATTTATGATAAAATAACTAATACATTCAAAGAGATATTCAAATTTAAAACTCCAACATCTAGACATTCAATATGTACATTTAATAATGGTATTGTTGTTTCAAATGGAGTAGATGATTTATTATTCTATCAATATGGTAGACATAATTTATTATCAGGTGCAGTTACAACATCTACAGAAAACAATAGTGTTACAGGTACTAGTACAGAATTTACAACTCAATTATCTGTAGGCGATTATATAGAGATTAATTCTGTTAAGTATAAAGTTATTGAAATAACTAGTGATACAGAGTTAAGAATAGAGCCTACTCCAACAGAGGCAGTAACTGATAGTAATTATTATCTATCTGATATATCCGAACTTAATGCTGTATATACAAATAAAGATGACCCTAATATATCTAAACCAATAAGAGGATTAGCCTTACAATCTTATCAAGGTAGAATATTTGTAGGTGGTAATGATGGTATTCTATATTATTCGGAAGTTGGTTTAATCCACGGATGGGATTTAAAATATGGAGCTGGAGCTATTCCTTCGTTCTATGATGATAACTCTGATTTTACAGCTTTTGGATTATGGGATAAATATTTAATAATTTGTAAAAGAGAACGTTCTTATATACTTGACGGAACGGATGCGGATACAACTAATTGGACTGTGTCACCTTATTCTGATTTTACTTGTGATAGTCAACAATCTTGGCTAGTAGCTAATAACTCTTTCTTAGTATATACTAGAACTGGTGGAGGTATTTATCCATTACTACAAAGAACAATATATAATGCAAACTATCAAGGTAATGATTTATCTGTTAAGATAAGAGATAGTTTTGAATATGTAAATACAGCTAAGTTTGATTATATATTTCCTGTCTATGCTCCTAAGAAAAAGTATATAATGTTTTATATACCAATGCTAATGGGAGTAGGAAGTAACTATTGTTTTATATTTGATATACAAAGTAAAACTTGGTTATTAAGAGTTGTGCCACAAGATGTAACAGTTGCGTTTAGATATAATAATGAAATATATATAGGAACATCTGATGGTAAAGTATTAAAAGAATTTTCATCTCTAACATTTGATGGACAACCTATTGAATGGTATTGGAAATCACCTTGGTTCTCTTATGGAGAAGGTAGTAATCATTTATCTACTAGAGAATTTAGAATTAATATAGCAGAAGAAAGTACAAACAGATTTCATATAAGAAATCGTCGAGATGGTAAAGATACTTATAATACAAGAGCTGTATCAAATAACCTTGATAGCTTTATAGGTTTAGTATGGGATGTAGACAATGAAGAAAATAGTTTAACCGATACTACTTGGGATAATGATAGTTGGGTAACGACTTCACATATTGTCAAAAGATTTCCATTACCTAAACAATATTTTCAAACTACTCAAATAGAGTTCTATGGGAACGCAGTAGATGAAGGTATGAGTATTTATGGATTTGAAATAGATGGAATACAATTGGAGGAAGTACCTTGGAACTAGAGAAGTATAATATATTACAAGTTGAATGGACACCAGCATATAATAAAGAAATTACAGAAATATATAGAATGTTAAAAGACCAAGAAAGAAAGATATTTGATTTATCTTGGTATGATATGGGTGGAGATATATTGAATTATCTCGAAGGTATGATAAAGAAAAGTGCTGTATTTGTTGTATCTAAAGATGATGATATATGTGCATTCTTTATTCTAGAAAATCCTAGAATGTTTAAAGATATTATAATCCGTACAGATGTTCATACAGCAGTACGAAAAAAATATTGGGGTAAACAATCTAGAGATATAATGAACTTGTTTAAATCATATCTATTAACTAATTATAAGATTAAAAAGCTAATAGCAAGTGTTCCTCAATGTGGTTATGGAGTTATTAAACTTCTTAAAGATATAGGATTTAAACACGAAGGTACAATTAAACAAGCTCTGTTATTTAAAGATAAAAATGATATACCTAAATTTTATGATGAATTAATTTACAGTTTTACAAATGAGGATTTATAAATATGTCTAAGACAGTAGAACGACCAATGTATGAGGAGTTAGCTGATACTCCCTGGATAACTAGAAATAGAGAACTAAATGAAAGTTCTTATAATAATATGTTGAATGCTCTTGATAATCTAAATAGATTTACAGATAGAGATTTAAACCAATATCAAACAGTAGCAGACCAATATACTCAATCAATGTGGAATGATTTGAATAGAGGTTATCAGCAAGCTGTTAATAACAATATAGCTAGAGAGCAAAATAGATTAGGAACTACTGGAGCTTCATCTGGTTTATATAATACAAATACTTTACAAAATAATTACAATGACCAAGCTGCTAGATTAGCTAGTCAAACAGCTTCACAATATCAAAATTTAATTAACAATGAATACAATAGAAGATTATCTAATACTAACCTTTACAACAGCTTGTTCAATACTTCTGGCAACATTACTCAATCTAATGATATAGCTAATTGGCAAATTAGAAATACTAATAAAGATAGACAATGGCTTAATGATGTAGATGAAAATAATAATACTGGATGGAACTGGTTTGCTAATGTTAATAAAGGAGCATTAGAAGGATTTAGTGAAGGTATGAAAACTGGTAATCCTTGGGTTGGTTTAGGAGGAGCTATAGCTGGTAGCGTAGGTGCTTCTGGTACAAATCAAAATACTGGTAACAGTTCAGCAAATTCAAACAACTCATTATTCTCTAATATAGGTTCTTTAGGTAATCAATTATCTAACTGGTGGAATACTAGAAATGTAAATGGTACCGATTACAATTCATTTATGAATAATAATAACTATTTAGGTTCTAGTGGTATAGGTAACTACGGATTAAGTACAAGTGATTTACAAGATATACTTCCTAATGGCGGTAGATTTTCTTGGCAAAAATAAGGAATAGATATGGCATTCAATATAATAGATAATATTTACGATATGTATACTAAGAGATTTCCTAATGCTTCATTAGACAATTTTCTTACATATATTAAACGTAATCATCCTAATCAATATAAATATGCTCAACAATTAGTAGATAAAGCTAGAGATTATAAAGTAGCTACAGAGAATGAAATTAAAGATTTTCTTAAAGAAGCCCCTAAAAAAGCTGAACAGAAAGCTACTGAATTTAAAAAAGCTATAGATACAAAAGCTAAACAAGCTAAACAAGCTGTAGATACTACTAAAAAAGTAATTAAGAATAATATAGGTAAAGCTACAACTACTACTAAACAAGCTGTTACTAATACAATAGATGATTTAGCTAAGAACGCTGTATCAATGGAACAAGCTCTAGCTAGAGAAGGATTAAAGAAATCAGCACAAACTGGAACAAAAGCAGCAGCAAGTGCTGGAGCTAAAGCTGGTATCAAAGGAGCTCTAGGTACTATAGCTGGTCCTGTTATATCTGGTGCATTAGCATTACCTACAACAATAAAAGGATTAACAGATGAAAATGCTACTCCATTAAGTCAAGCATATGATTTATTAGGATTAGGTTCTGCTGTTGGAATAGGATTAGCTCCTGGTTTATACAAAGCTCCTGCAATAGCTGGTACTATATTATTTCCTATGGCTTCTGATGCTATGAGAAATAATAACGGAGCTGGTACACCTGATATAAATAACAATAGTCTTAAACCACTAACTCCAGAAGAAAGACAACGTATTGCAAATAATGCAGGTGCTACACTTCTTCAAGCTCAACAACAATCTAATGAAATGCAGGATGCTATAAACTGGTACGATAATTATAATAATCGTATGCAGAATAATTTAGATAACGCAATTAATGATACATTAAATCTAAGACCACCAGCGCAGTCATTAACCCCTACTAATAGACAAGGTAATATAAATTATCCTGTAACTAATTTACCACCTGTTAACGGTCAATCTAACGCTTCTAATAATAATTCAAATAATATGGTAAATAATAATATGAGTAATACTACAAATAATCCTCAATTTAATAATAATGTTAATAACTTATTAAATAATATTCAAGCATTATCTTCTTATACAAAAGGTATACAACAAGGTAATCAATTACCAAACTTAGGAGTAACTCCAGAAGAACTTACAGCTTATCAGAATGCTTTAGAAGTCTATGGTAAAAATGTAAGTCAAGCTAATAAAGATATTGAAGCGTATAAGCAAGCTTTACTTCGCGACCAAAATGTAAATAGTATGATAAGAATGATGGGTAGTGCTGGTAATGTAATATCAAATCTACAGCCTAAACAGAATATGTATACATTTAATCAAAAAGGCGACTTCGTTGGAGTAGGTGCTCCTGATGCTACTAATTATAATGATGCTGTAGATAGAGCTATCAAGACTCCTGGTATTAGTGATAGGATTAGACAACAATATGAATTAAACGAAATGATACGGAAGAATGAAGCTGAAAACGCTACAAGATTTGCAGACCTATTAGCTAATGCTAGATTAAGCAATGAAACTGGTTTACCTATTCAAGTAGTTAAATCTATGAATGCTGATAACTATTTAGATTATATTCAACCAATTCAAGATAGAAATACAAAAGCGCAAGAAATAGCACTTACTGGAGTAAGTAATTTAATTCAAGATGCTCAACAGCAAGATGCAGATTTAGCTAAAGCTATGGCTATAGCAGATAGTAATTATACTATTGAACAATTAAAACAATTAAATGAAAACCAAAGAGCAGTATTAGAAGCTAACCTTAAAGCTCAAATGAATGCTTTAGATAATACTACAAAAATGAAAGCTATGCAATTAGCTGGATATAATCAATTAGAATTAGAGAAACTAAGACAGCAAGACCCTAATGCTTATCTAAGAGCGCAAGGTCAAATACTACAAGCAGCAGCATTATATGGTGGACAAGTTGGTGCTCTAGGACAAAATATGTTATTTAATATATTTAACAATATGAATGGTACTAATGCTCAACCAGTATCACAATCTGATGCAGTTAATAATTATATGCAAAACGTATTTAAGTAAGGATTAATAAATGGTTAATAAAAGAGAACAAGCTATATCTGGTGCTTTAGAAATGGGTGCTAATATAGAACAAATTAATAACGGTTTAATTAATGCTGGACAAAAACCTTTATCTGAATACGAAACAACACTAATCAATAGAGATAGATATGGTCAGAACTTATTAGAAAGATTTGCTTCTGGTGCTAAAGACTTTGGTTCTGGTCTATCTTCTCTTGGTGGTGCTGTATTCCAATATAGAGATAACCCTATATTTAGAAACTATATAAATAGACAAGCTGGTAATTATCTTAAAGATGTAGTAACTGGTAATACAAATCCTTATGAAGATTTTGCCAATTTAGTTTTATCTCCCTATGGAACTAATGTAAAAGACTTAGCTTCTAATCCAGTACAAGGAATAAAAGATATAGCATATAATGCAGCAGCAGACCCATTTAATGCTGTATTAGATATAACTACAGTAGTTCCTAAAGGTGCTGTAGCTAATATAGCTTCTAAACTAGATATACCAGTTGTTAATGATATACGTAGAGTTATACTTCCTACTGAAAGAGAAAAGCAAGTTAACAATTTAATTAATTTATCCTCTACTTCTACAGCTAAGGATAGAATAAACATATCTAAAGAATTAGAAAATATAGCATTAGATACAAACGTTAATCAAGCTGTTAAGAATTTAACACTTGGTACTATAACTCCAGAAAGTAAAGAAGTTACTTCTAGATTAAAAGCATTTGCAGAAAAAGCAAATAAAGAAATGGTAGATTTAGGAGTAGACCCTACGGAAGCTAAGAAAGTAGCAGTAGGTCAATTTGTTTTAGAAAACCTAGACCCTAGACGTGATAAACAAATCTATCTACAAAATGTACAGAAAGCTATAGATAATCCTACAGTAGATAATCTTAAAGCTATAGGATTAGATAAGGCTAGTGATTTAACTAAACTAGTTGAAGATGGTTCTAAAGCATTTGATGAAGGTAGAATATTTCCTATTACTCAACGTGGTATAGTTGGAGGATATAATCAATCATTAGTAGATTTAACTGATGTAGGTAAAGGATTATCAACTCAAAGAACTTATGGTTATGCTACTACTGATAAGGTTGCTTCTTACTTAGATAAATCTTACGGACAATTATTTAAAGAAATTGAAACAGCTAAGTTAGCTCAAAACAATATAGAAGAATTAGCTAGTAAGTTTGGTCGTGGTATAACTCCTGATGAAATAAATAAGATAGCTAAGAGTGAAGTTATTATATCTCCAACAGAATTTAAAGACGGAGTTAAAACTTTATTCAATACTGGTAAGCAATCAGAACTAGGAACATATACTAAAGAGTTTGCTAAAGGTGCTAGTAAATCTAGTCTAAGTAAATATGCTAATGATTTATATGTTGTAAACAAAAATGATTTAAAAGCTTTAGCAAATGCTACAGCAAGATATGATGTATCTACACCTAGTGGTAAAATAATACAAGCTGCTAGACCTATTATGGGAGCATTCAAAGGTTCTGTATTAGCCAAAGTACCTTATGTAGCTGGTAATAGAATAGGTAACTTATCATTAGGTGCTATTGGTGGAGCTGATTATTTAACAGCTTTAAAACCAGGTAATATAGAAAAGTATATACCAGACTACTTAAAATTCTCAACTTCATTCCACGGTTTAAATCCTGGATTTGAAAGTTCAAATATTATAAATACATATAAAGATACAACAAGAAACTTAAAGAGAGGGTTTCAAGAATTAACAGATAGTAATTTATCTCCAAGTGAAAGAATAGCTGGTGCTGGTACAATGATTAAAGCAGCACAAGATTATGCAGTAAGACCTTTATTCCAATCTGAAAGTACATTAGAATTAATTGATAGAGCTGCTGTATATTTTAATGAAGCTAAGAAGTATGCTAGACAAACTAATACTACTATGGAGGAAGTATTAGATAAAGCATTAACAGATAAAGAACTACAAAGAAAACTAATTGGAAATGTAAATAATATATTAGGTGATTATATTGGTAGAAACAATTATATTAATCCTAATGCTTATGAATTGATGTCTTTAGCATTTCCTTTCCATAAAGTAGTAACTACATCTAAAGATGTTTTAATAAATCAACTTAGAGATAACCCATTAAAAGTTCAAGCATTTGCTAGAATACCAAGTAGATATGGTAATCAATTAGAAGCTATGGATGAAGAAATAGGAGGACAACCTAGAGATAATGATATAAGAGGTGGTCTTGTTATTAATCCAACTTATACTAAGAGTGAGCCTGCATTGAAAGTATTTAATGATTATAATCCTTTGATAGCTCCTTTTGAAACTCTACAATCTATTATAGGTCCAGAAGTTAGACAAGGAGAAGGAACTGGATTAGCTGGTGCTATGAACTTAATAGGTGGTAACTTAAATCCTATAGGTGGTATATTTAATATAATGAAGGGATTAGACCAATATGGTAATCCTGTAGTTGGACCTAATACTTATACAGTAGGTAACAAGGTTATCACATTAGATAATAATGGTAATAGACTAGAACAACCATCACCTGATGTACTTGGAGCTATGACTGGATATATAGGAAGAAATTTCTTACCAGCAGCAACTTTCTATAACCAAACAATAGGACCAGTAATAGGTCAATTATCTGGTAAAGGTTTTTATCAACCAACTAATAGAGCATTATTTGGAAGTATAGGACCTGATACTAATATACCATTATTAATAGAAGGCAATACTAATAAAGCTCCTATTAAAACATTAAGAGATTTAACTAGACAACAACTTGGATTTAAAACTAGAGATGTTTACTATCCATATAATCCTAGATTAAATACTTATGATTTAGAAAGTGCTCTAAGAAAAAGAAGTAGAAGAGAAATGTTATTAAGAAATAGAGGTTATTAATATGGTTTGGATAATTCCTAATACATTTATAGCTGGTACAAAAGCTAAAGCTAATGAAGTTAATGAAAACTTTACAAGTGCTAAACAGTTTATGGATAATCTAGAAACTGAACAGGCAACTAACACAGCAGACATATTACAACTTGAACAAAATAAAGCAGACCTTAATGGCAGCTTTGAACAAAGATTTCAAGTAGCTGATGCAACTAATTCCTTTGATGCTATCAACAAACAAACGTTATTAAATCTTACAAAAAATACCCAAGAAGTTATTAAAGGATTTGTTCTAAGTAAGTTTAATGATACTACAGTATCTGCAACATCAGGAAGTTGTTATGATAGTACATTTGAATATATGATTACAAGTACAACTTCTTTATCTAAAACACAAGAGAATTTAGGTAATGATGCTAAGTACTATGTATATGTTTGTGCTGATAAAGATACTGGTAACTGTGAACTAGTTATATCTTTAAGTAATACAACTCCTGAATTACCTAGTGGATTTGAATACTATAGACAGCTAGGATATTTTACTACTGATGATGAAGGTAAGATAAATAGAGTAATATCTAATGAATTATATAATTTTGCAAATGTAGTTATGTTACCTGATTATTCTAAAGCTTCATCTAGAAGTGCTGGTACTACTTATACTGTTACAGAGCCTGGATGGATTAGTTGTAGTTTACAAATAAACCCTAATGGTAGTGTAACTAGAGGAGTTAGTTTTAGTGTTAATAATAAAATACTTATGAATTGCTATCCTTGGAAATATAATGATAGTAACTCAATATATATACCAGTATCCATAGGCGATACTTATGTATTGTCTGGTGATACTGGAAATATAACAAATCTTTTCTATTATTTTATACCTTTTAAAAATATAGGAGCTTAATATATGGTTTGCAATAATGATAGATTAGTATTAGAAATAAACCAAGGATGTCCTAGAGGATTTGGTTTTACTCTTAATCAGAAAGTATATAATCAAGAAGAGGATACATATACTAAAGAACCTGTAGATTTAACAGGACTTACTATTAATGTTCAAATTAAACGTGCCCCTTATGTAACCCTACCAGCTTTAATAGAGAAGAATATAACAGAAGTAGAGGACTTAACACAAGGAGTAATAACAGAACCTACTAATGGTAAGTTTACATTACAAATAACACAGGAAGACAGTGTTAAACTAAATCCTGGAGAGTATGCTTTAGTAATTAATATGGTCGACAAGGATACTTTAACACATCTAAGTAGTGATGGAAATAATTATGCAATATATAGAGTATGCTATCAATAAGGAGTAAAAGATATGGCATTAAATAATGATAACAATAATGAGTGCTGCAAATGCACAACACCAGAGTATGAATTAATACTTAATGAACAAGGTCCTCAAGGTAGACAAGGTGAAAAAGGAGATGCTGGTTTTACTCCTATTATATCTGTTAAAGATAATACACCTAGTAACTATACATTAAATATTCTTACACAGGATGGACAAATAACTACTCCTAACTTAAAAGCTAACCTACCAGCAGGAGGAGCTACTGGACAAGTATTAACTAAGAATAGTGGAGAGCAAGATGATTGTTCTTGGCAAAACTTACCAGCTTCTACAATAGAAACAGAAGGTATAGCTAGACTAGCTACGGAAGCAGACTTTGAAACTACAGAAGATACAGAAGCAAGTGATAATACTATAGTAACACCAGCATTATTTAATAGTGAATTTAAAAAACAATCTGCTAAATTTGTAACTACTAATACTCAACAAAATATAAATGCTTCTAAAACTTTTTGGAATGGAATAAATGTATATAATAATTTAAGTATACCATATAACTCTTCTAGTCAAAATGGTAAAATTGTAACTAATGCTAATGTTGATAATGTAAGAATACCAATAATAGAACCATATGATACTAACGGTTCTTTTAGAATTGGTGCTGTAAAAGAAGAAGCTAGTATAAATATACAAAATGGATTTGATATAAATAATAATATAATAGATGGATTACAAGGTGTTACCTATTACGAACAAGGACAAAAAGGCAAACTAATAGCAGATTTTAATATAGATAAATATGTTAAAGCTGGTGACAATATTACTATTGATATAACATCTAATGGATTAACCATTAATTCTACTGGTGGTGGAGAAGTCCCAGATAATGTAGCTATTCTTACAGAAGACCAAACTTTTACTGGTCATAACTATTTTAATGGACAAGTTAATTTTAATGGTACTGTACAGTTTACTAATCAACAAGTAAATATACCAAAACTTTATAGTAGTAATACAATTACTGGTACAAATATCACTCTTGACTCTGTAGGAAAATCTTATAAATTCCCTTGCCAGAAAGGTACTTTATCACTTAGTGCTACTTCTGGTGATGAAGCAGGTACTAAAGCAGGATTATATATAAATGGAGCAGGAATAGATAATAAACGATTACTCACTGAAGATGATTTAAGTAGTGGAGGATTTACCTTAGCTTCAGCACCATCATCGGGAATAGCTGTATTTGGTCAGAAAGCAAAAGAAATACGTATGTATGGTACCTACGTACACTATGCAGATAATGATGTTGCTATAGGAACAATACTAGATACAGGTAACTTTGCCACCTTAGCTCCTACAGGTGCTCTCAAGTACTGGACGGGAACAGAAGCTAATTATACTGCTATTGAAACAAAAAACGCTGATACATTATATAGAACTACAGACACTAATAAAGTATATCTAGGTACAATACAAATAGGAGGAGGTTCATAATGGCTTGTAAAAAAGGCAAAAAGAAGAAGAGATAAAAATCTCTCCCATAAACTAATTTAGTTTATTATTTAATTTAAAATAGCTAGCGTTTGATTTAAGATGGGTTAATATACTAAAGGATAAAGAATATTCAAAAGATACTTAACCTATCTTAATACGTCAGCTAAACCCCTTAGAATTAATATTTAATTATAGGAGATAAATATGAAAGCAAAAACATTTATTACTTTATTAGCAATAGGTGGAATATTATTACTAGGTAATTATTCTAAAGCAGAAGAAGCTACACAAGATGTAGTAGTAGAGCAATCTGGTGGTATATTTCTTAAGACTCAACGTCAACAGAAAACAGATAATACTCATCAAAAAGTTGTTATTAAAAAATCTGGTGGTATTATAGTTATTATCCAACGTAATATTAATAAAGTAGTTAGAGAGGATAAAGTAAATGAGTAATAAGTTTGTAGAATTCTTTAAAAATTTATTTAAGAAAGCAGATGGATTTAGAGAAGGATTAGAAAATAAACTAGCAGATGTTCTAGATAAAATAGATGATAGTGAAAAAGTTGATGAAGCTGAAAAGAAATTAATAGAAGGTGCTATTAACTATGCTCTAGAATATTATGGGGTTAAGAATGTACCTGCTGGAGTTACAGAAGCTATTAGTGAGGGATTAGTTGATAGCTTGGGAAAGTTAAACAACAAACTTCAAGTACAACTACGAAAATAATATCAGATAAAAATAATAAGAAAATAGATTTTAATATTAAACCATACTCCCCTTATGGGAGGTCTGGTATATGGGCAACATTTACAATGAGGTTCTAAATTAATTGTAAAGGAATTAGTTATGATTAATATCGATAAACTTGATAAACGTAAAACATATATAGTTTTAGAATACGGTACTTCTGCTATATCTAAACTAATACAAAAACTTACTAAAGACTATTATCCTAAAGCTAAGAGAATACCATCACACGTACTAGCTCTTGTATATGAAGATAAAGTTTGGAGAATATACGAAAGCCATATGAAAGCAGAAGATGAGTTTGATATTCCTAGCGGAGTTAGAACATATCGCTATGAAGTATTTAAAGAAGCATTCCCTAGTACCGATAAATACGGAGTTGTTTATCCTTGTAGGTTTAACAAGAAAAGACTTAAAGATTTATTAGGTCAACCTTATGGTATTGGAGATATAGCTGCTTTACTTAGAGTAGGTATTACTAAGAAAAATGGTACTCAAAAAGACCGTAAAGGTTATATATGTTCTGAATACTTAGCTGTTTGTTGCGCTAAAGTTAGAAGATATTTAAAACTTAAATCTCATTGTATTACTCCTATTCATTGGTTAAAATACTTAGAAGAAAATAATATTAAACCTATTCTTTAATTCTTTTATATCCCTATTCCAAGAGAGTAAAGAAAAGAAATATATAAAGAAAAGAAAGAGAAAAGGTTCTTCCCTTAGAGTTGATTTAAAAAAGTCATAAAAAAATCTACACGCAGAATACTCTACCTGTAGTACCAACTCTCTTTTATTTAATTATAATAGCGATTAACCTATCGTTATTAGTAGGGTTGCAAGCAACGTATCTATCTTTTATATCCCTCATTCCTGTCGAGTTCTATTACTATTATAACATACTTTTAATTATTTGTCAAGTGTTATGATGAAGTTTTGTAACAAATAATACTTTAGTTGGAGGTTACAAATGGTAAATATTTTTGATTTGTTATGCGGAGTAAATACAATTATTCTCCTAGGAATATGCGTAGTATATTTTAAAAAGAACTATGTGATTATGGATATGGATAGTTACAATACTATAGTTGATTACGTTGAACAAACTAAGAATAAAGAAAATGAAGTACCAGAACTAGAAGGTGGTACTGGGTTCTTTAGAGAATATATTGATGATGAAGATGATGAGGATGAGGAATAATGTTCAAGCAAATTATAATCCATTGGACCGCTGGTAATTACTATCCTAGTGAATTAGATAAACAGCATTATCATTTCCTAGTTGATAGAGATGGTAAAGTATATATAGGTAAATATAAACCATCCGATAATCTCAATTGTACAGATAATAAATATGCTGCACATTGTGGAGGTGGTAATACTGGTCGTATAGGTATAGCTATATGTTGTAGAAAAGATTATGTTACTCAACCTAAACCACAACAAATAGAAGCTCTATGTAAAGAGTGTGCTAGACTATGTAAGGTCTATGGATTAAAACCTACTGATTGTATTACCCACGCAGAGTTTGGACAATCTCATCCAAAGACTTCCTCTTATGGAAAAATAGATATAAACTATATCCCTAATCCTGGACTAGAAGGTATTAAAGAATGTGGAGATTATTTAAGAAATAAAATCAATTGGTACTATTCTAAGCTAAATTAATTCTAAGGCTATTAGAATACGTTTTAACAAGAGTTAATATTTAATAGGATAATTTATATATAAAAGATATTTAACCTAGCTTAAAATTAACTATAGCTATCTTAAATTTAATATTTATATATTTAATAAAAAGAAAGATGAAGATATGGATAAGAATACAAAAGATAAAATTGATGAGATACTAAATGAAATTAAAGCTATGAGAAGGGATATAGATGATTTAAAGAAGTTTAAGAACAGAGTTCTTGGAGGATTAGCAGTCTTTGTTATCTGTATTCAAACTATGTGTAACTATATATTTAGATAATATATTGTATATAATTTAATAATACAATGTAAATAGTATAATATAATATCTAGTAAGTATAAATTATTTATAATTGGTGTAAGTATACGCAAAAGAAAACCCGCTTGGATTAAGTTCCTTGCGGGTATTTTTGTGATTAACTATTTAATTTTTTGTAAATCTCTTGTAAGACTTCTTCATTTGATTTATCTTTACTTACACCTTTGAGAACTACGTTACGTTTTGTTAATGTACTAACAGCAGAGATAGTAACAGATTTACCATCTGGTTCTTGCATTACAGCTGCTAAGCATTTCATTCTCATAATATCATCTACTAAACTTGGTATATCTAACATATTAATCCTCCTTACTACTATTATAAACTAATTCTAAATTATTAATATAATCTATAGCTTGTTTAATAAGGTAGATAACAAATTTAAAATCATTATCATCTTTATTATCTTTCTTTTTAATAGTATAGATTAAATCATATTTGTTTTTATCTATAGGTTCTTTATCTAGGATAATGTATTTATTTTCTTTAAGTACCCATTTCCTTCTATAGTTTAAATCTGTTAGTAATAGTTCTATATACTTAGAAAGTTCACCACTACTTACTGTTATATCATACTCCTTATCTAACCAACTTGTAAACACTATCATAGTAAACCTCCTATCGTTATTCCTATTCCTAACCCTATGAATAAACCGATACTTATTCCTTCTATAAATACTATCGTTGTTAATCCTCGCATAATGGTAAAGCTTTATATCCTCTTTCAAATTCCTTGGATGGTTTAGTTGCGTATGCCATCATTATCCTTGTATAGAAATGTGCTATATGGTCATCATCTGTGTTACCTATTTCAGCCATAAACAAATGGGTAAGAGCGTGGTTAATATGGTCTTCTTCTGGTATTAATCTCCAATTGTTTAATTTATATCTACCTATACCATACTCCATAGTCCTAGCTATCATTAAGAGTATATCTCTTTTTTGCTTATTTTCTTTATCCCATATAAGTCTAGCAGCCATATCATCTTTATCTATATCTCCATTCATATAATCTAACACAGGTACAGCTAACTTCCAAACTTTTTGAAACATACCATACATAAATACAGGGTCTATTAAATGGAAAGCTCCTATTGCTTTAGATTGTTTACCACCTAGTTCATTCTCTACTATTGGAGCATCTGGTCCTACATTAAAATTACATTCGCACATTATTCTATTTCTCCTAACTTACCTTTAATATCTTTTAAGTCTGTATTAAGTAACCTGTAGTACTCCTCACTAATAGCATTTTTTATAATAGGATTATCCTTTAGCCTAGTATAAGCTCTCATAAAAGTAAAAGCAGTATCAAAGTGTTCTTCAATTCTTTTTAAATCTTTTAAATCTATTTTTCTATTATTCTCTATATCAGATATTAAACTTAATACAGAACTATAAGTGATATTAAACATTTGACGCATATTATCATATCTATTAGGTTCATTTATAATATAGTCTTTCAAGTCTTCATATTTTTTTAATAGTTCACTTAGTTCTTCTATATTCATTTATCCCCTCCTTATTTGTTTAACATACAAATAAGCTACATATCTTTTGAGTAGAGTATTACTTACAAACCTATATCTATTACTAAACATTATCATAGAATAGAAATAGTTATATAGATGAAATAAATTATACCCTTTATATATTCTAGGTTTAATCATTAGGTAACTCGTTATAACAGTCTGAACAAATAAATAAGAATGGAGTTTTACCTCCTGGTACAAATTCTGGTTTAAGTCTATAAATATCTTTAGGTTCATCTACTTGTTCTAAGCAAAATCTACATTGATGAGGATGTTTACAATCTCTTATATACATAGACTTAGTTCTTAATAACCCTTTAGCTTCTAAAGCATCTGCAAATATTTTATCTTCTATTCTATCCATTATTTTTCTACCTCCTGTAATGCTGCTCTAAATAGTTTAGTATCTTCTTCTTCAAATTCATAGTCTTGTAATATAGTTCTTAGAGTTCTCTTAGCTATCTCTAGTTTATGTAAAGCTCCCACTACCATATAAGATAAAGTCTTTTTATCTTTATTCATTAATTCTTTAACCATATCATTTACATTATTCATTAGTTATTTCCTCTCTTTACTTTAATAATGATGTCTAAAAGCTTTTTGAAACATCTACTAGAACATTCATCTATACCAATACAATAACCATTCTTATTATCTTCACACTTGTTACAAGATGAAGTAATATTGATTATTGATAATTCAATTTCATTTAATGCTTGCTCGTATCTTTGAGCTAAACCATACCACGCTTCACCTTCATCTAAAGCTCCTCCAGCTTTTTCGTATTTATTTAATTTAGCTTCTAATCTCTCACATTCAGCAGTCTTGCGTTGGAGTTGTTTAAAATAGCAATTGGGATTATATTTACATTCCTCATCAATTTCACTTGGGCAGGTGCAAAGAAGGTTAGTTATTCCTTTATTGAGAAAATAACACCCACTAATATCAACCTTGTTAATTATTATTTCTTTATTCATTATTCTTTTTCATCCTCTAATTGTTTTCTACAATCTTCTTTAATATCTATAGCTAATTGCTCTAATCTTACAGCTACTTCTCGTAGGGTTTTCTTATCTATATCAGCTATAGGTAGAGAATAATCTGTAGATATTCCTAGCTTACCCATAAGAGGAAAACATATATGAATATCCCAACAATCTTCATCAGGGTTTTCTAGTACCGTAACTTTAGGGCTAGAGTATTCTAATACATAACTTCTAATAAGAGTTGTATATAACATATCTTCTATTACTAGATAATCTATTTGCATTTATCAACCCTCCTCATTTCTGCAAGTATCTTGTTATACTCTATTTGATTTACTATTGTAGCGCATCTAAGATTATAATTAACATCTTCATCTGTTAAACCATAATCGTGGAATAGATTTATAACATCTTGACTAGATAAACAACATCCTTTATTGTCTATTAATCCTTTATACTTCTTATCTCCAAAGTTAGGAATACCTTTATAGTTATCTGCTGTATCACCTACTAATACTTGATAGTATAGATGTTGTTTAGCATCATTCTCTCCTACCTTTTCTATTATAGTATTGTTATTCAAATCTCTAAAGAAGTTACAAGGTACAGAATAGAAATCTTTATCTATAGATACTATAACCTTTTGATATTCTGGTTTATAATTCTTATCTTCAAATATAATCCTACAAGTATCATCGCCTTCTAAATAAGGTAAGCTAGTAAATCCATATTTATCTCTAATAAGATTATATACATATTGATATATTTCAGGTTTAGGTTTTCTATTAGCTTTGTATTGAGGAAATAATATTTTTCTAAAGTTCTTTACGTCACCTACTACAAGCTCAAACTGTTTAGTATTTAAAGTCTTACAAAGTCTATCTATATTATCATCTATGTATTTTTCAGCTAGAGATATATCATATCCTTGATAGAATATCTTAGGATTAGTTTTATCTTGTATTAATTTCTCACAATGAGATAATGATTTATATAGATAACTTTCAATATCAATAATTAAATAGTTAATCATTTACCAACTCCTTACTAAAGGTATAAACAATATGAGTATAAATAAATATAAATATATCAATTGTTTAACACCTCATTAAGTTTATGTTCTAAATCTAACCTATCCTTTTTATCTAAGAGATTGAATATATATATATCTACTCTAGGATTTTTTATATTAACCTCACCATTCATTTGTATTACTAGAGGAAGTATAGAACTCTTATCATCTGGTATCTTACCGCATTCAGTAAGAGCATCTTCAAAGAACTTTTGATGGATAGATAGAACATTACCTATGTCAAATCTTCTATTATCACCTTTGAATACTTTATATAGTATAGCTATCTTCTCATATCTAGGTTTATCTTGTATCTGGCCTACAATAGCTTGCTTGTATTTAATCTTTGCTACGTTTAAAGTTCTAAAATAAGTATTACGATAGTTATTAAGATTAAGAATAAAAAACTTTTCTTTACCTTTTCTATCTGTACTTAATCTAATCTTTAAAGGACTTACTATCTTATACATTAAACCTCCCAATCTGTTTCTCTTATTATTTTTTTTATTTTCGTTATCAATGGAATTTTATAGCCTAATTTGTTAGAAAGTAGTTCGACTATAGTTTTTAATATATCTGATTTTAATTGTTTTCTATTATTGTCAGTTGTAAAGAATAAGTCGTAAAGTCCTATCTCTTTATATAAAACTTCTAATAACCTTACAAAATTATTATTATTGTTTTCAAAGTCGGGAAATATATATCTATAAGGAGGCTTACAAGGATTATCACCCCTCTTGCATTCATTATCAATTAAATATTTACAACCTTCGCAATTCCTCCAAAGTGTTATACGCTTCTTTTTTATTCCGCATATCTCGCATATTTGCTCTGATAAAGATTTACTCATATATTTAATATCCTCCCCAAGCTATCTCATACTTATCTCCCTCTATTTTGGTTAAGGTAAAGTATAAGCGTTTAAGTTCTTCTACATTTTCTTGAAAGGGTATTAAGTAATCTATATAATCTTTCCCTTGATAACAAGCCTGTTCTATAGCTACCATTATATTATCTATATTACTCTTTCTTGCTATTGCTTGCGCTTGTATTCTATCTAACATTTAGTCCTCCAGTAATACACATTTAATCTTACCATCTACTATAGGTATTGGAGTTACAGCAAAACTATCTTTCTCTACATACCCATATAAGAACCCATGAGACCAGTTGGGGGATTTAATATATTCAGGGTCAAGCCTACATAAACATCCGCTTTCATACCAAGCTAGATATCTTTCAGGGGTTCGATAGTAATAACAACTTAAACGATGCGAATGCCCGCTAATCCCTGATGTATCGTTTTTTTCTAGTTCTGCTCTTGCTGTATAACCTGAAAATTTTCTTACTATATCTCCGTGGATTATCTTAAGACCACCTAATCTAAATTCATCTCTATAAAATTCTATATTAAATTTATCTAACCCAAAAAGGTTTGGTAGCTTTAAAGCGTCAAGGCTATATAGTTCTGGATGTTTTTTAAGGTAACGTTCTAACCTGTCCCTGTCGTGATTTCCACCTATAAATACTATCCTTGCATCTGGTTTAATACTTCTAAGTTTCTTAAAGAACTTTTGAGCTAAGTCTATTTCTTTTTGTAAACTATTAATTCTGGCTGGGTCTTTATCAAAAGAACTTACATCATAGAAATCTAGAATATCTCCATTAAGAATGATAGTATTTATTGGATGTTGCTCTAAGAATTTATATGCTGCCTTTAAAGCTTTATTATCGTGATAAGGAAAATGTATATCACTTAATACTATAAATTTATTTTTCATTATATGCTAACTCCTCTAATTTTTTAAGTGTTAATGTTTCAAAACAATGTGGACATAATTTTAATAAAGAAGGATACATACTAATTGGATTAAAGCTAATTTGTATTATTTTTGTACAAGTTCCACAAACATCTTTATGACAAACCATACATTCAAAAGTATTATGTTCATCTTCCTCAAAATCTATACCACAAGTATCACAAGTTATAATTTCTTTCTCTAATTCTATCTTCTTGATTTTTCTCATTTAATCTATCCTCCAATTGTTGTATAGTTAAAGACTTTTTACATTCAGGACATATAAAAAAAGTCCAAGAGTTAATACTAATAATACTTTTACAATCTTGACAAATATCTTTATAACACATACAGCATCTAGATACAATCTCTGATTTATCTATTTCTTTACCACAACTATCGCAAAGATTAATAACTTCTTCAACAGTTCTAGCTATTTTCTTTTGCATTTAATCCCTCCAAGTCTTTAAGTTTAATCCACATAAAATATCCTGTTGAAGTTTTGCAGAATGCTTTATCATCTTTAACTCTTTCTATAAGATACCAATAAGATTTATCTTTGGTATATAATTTATCACCTTTATCTATCATATAATCTCCTATTAGTTTCATCTATTATATCTCTCCAATAAGGGTCTACTTCTACTGGAGTGTAATCCTCACATAGTTTTTTAATACCACAATCATCAGCTATTAAAAAAACTTTAGGAGTTAATTTCCAGCTTTGAAAACGACAGCTTTTTATATATTTAATACATCTTCTCATTAATTACTCCCTTCTAGGAATTGAGTTTTACTACCATTAAATAACATTGGTATTATACGACAAGTACCTTCTCTATTCTTAGCTATTATTAATTCTGCTTTACCCCTACTCATAGGGTTAGTAGTATATAGTTCATCTCGGTATAAGAACATAACTACATCAGCATCTTGTTCTATATCACCACTATCTCTAAGGTCTGATAGTATTGGTCGTTTATCTTGTCTTTGTTCTAACTGTCTAGATAATTGACATAAACAAAGAATAGGTACATTATATTTATTAGCTAATCTTTTTAAACCTCTGCTGTTATTAGATACAACTTCAAACCTATCATAAACTTTCTTATTATTGCTTCCCATAAGTTGAAGATAATCTATAACTATTAAATCACAACTTCCTTTTTTATCTATCATCTTATTGATATTCTTTTCTATAGAAGTTAAGTTACATTCACTAGCATCATCTATAAATAAGTTTAGCTTAGATAATTGTTCACTAGCTTCTGCTACTCTATTCATAGCATCCTCTGCTGTTACTCCACCATTAGTTAGGATATCATTATTTAATCCTGTTAATCTAAATATACTACGTTTAGTATATTGTGCAGACTTCATCTCTAATGAATGGAATAATACATTATGATTAGCTGATATATTCTCTGCTATCTGTTGAGCTAATGCTGATTTACCTACCCTTGGTCTAGCTCCTAAGATATATAGTTTTGATTTACATAAACCAGATAGAACATTATCTATCTTTTTAAATCCTGTAGATAAACCAAAGGTTTTAGTTTCAGAACTTAATACAGTATCTATCTCATCCATTACTTCAGTAACACCTGTTAAGATACTTGTTAAATTATTATCTGTTTTGTTTAGCATTAAGAGTTCTGATTGTGTTTTAATATGCTCAATAGCATTATCAATATCTTCACCCTTTTCTAGTTGCTCTTTAGTTTTATCTATTAAATATATTAACTTCCTTTTCTTAGAATACTTAATAATAATTTTACAAAGTTGTTTATAATTAGCGGTAGTTATAACATTGGAAGCTAGGAGATTGATATAATCTCTCCCCCCAACTTCCTCTAGATGGTTTTCAAACTTTAACTTCTCACTTACACTAACGATATCAGCGGGTTTATCTTTACTAACCAATTCAACAATAGAACTAAATAGTAGTCTATTCCCCTCGGTAAAGAAATCACTAACATCTAATAGATAAGATATAGACGAAGCCTTATGATTATCAACCATCATTATTCCTAAGATAGATTGTTCAGCATCTTCATTATATAATTCTGTTAAATCCACAATAAAATCCTTCATCATTAGTTAAATTTATTCTTAGAGTATTACCTAAAACCTTAATCATTATTCTCTCTACTAAAGGAATACTTCTATAATATAGAACTTCTTTTCTTCTTAATTGATTAAGTTCATCTTCACTCATTTTATAAGGAAAGTAAAGTTCCCCATTATGATGTGCCCAATAATGATGATATGTTTTCTTTATTACTACCCACATTTATCTTTCCTCATAACAATATACGCTATGACATTGTATATTATTAATATCTGTTACTTGTTTTTCTATATAATATATACTTGAAATAATAAAAGATATAAATAATATAAAGAAAATATATTCTATATGAAAATTATATTTCATTATCATCTCCTATTGCCCATAAAATAAAAGAACAAAACATAAATCCTAAAGTAAATCCTAATATTAAACTTAATAATATATCCATACTAATTATCCTCATCTTTATATTTTGTATAATCATAAACTAGTTGATAATATATTTTATATTCTAAACCACAGTTGTCACACTTTCTATGCGAAACGTTAGCATTGTAATCAAACCAATCACCCCAAGTTTCTTTACTTCCACATCTAGGGCACAACAAACCATTATCAGGTTGTTCAGTTATTTTTTCTTTGTTATCCACAGTAATTATCCTCCTATAAAATTAAACTAGGGAATTTAGTAACTAAATAATCTATTTCTGGATTATTAATTCTAAGCTCACTAGGAAGCTCGTTATAATATCTTTGTGCTTCTTCTAATGTATTTATATCCCATACAGATAAAGTCTTGTTATAATTACTGTGAGTGGCCCCATATTCTTTTTGATATCTTTCTGCTACCCAACCTTTAGTTAGCTTATAGTAATGAGATATTCTATTATATTCTCTTAGCCTTGACCTTAACGTACTTTCACTTTGAGAACGTTCTTCAAGGTAGACTATATAATCATAAAGTATCTCAACTACAGAATGAAAGTAAAGCTCTCCCTTTTCCGATATTATTTTGTTATACTCATTCTGTGTTAAGCGTACTTTACCATTAGTATCTTGAACACCGTTCCTATTAAACTTAATTACTCTAGCTCTATGGATATCAAATCTTTCTAGTAGTATCTGATATGCTTCCTTAGCTTGCTTCTCATTTAATGTAGATACATAAGCAATCAATACTTCTTTACTAGTTAGCTTAGAAATGTTAAGTTTTAATTGGTCTTTCTTTCTTGGCATTATTTTAAAATCCTTTGTAGGTTTCTAATATTATTAATTCTATCTCTATCACTTGGATGTGATATACTTTCTTCACTATATTTTCTTGTTGATAATTTAGCTAAAGCTTCTGGTAGTTTAGTAGTATAACCATATTGATATAAAAGTATAGTACTATATCTATCAGCTTCTAGTTCAACCTTATGTCTGTAAGTTTTAATCTCTTGTTCTGTAGGTCGTCTACCTTTTTTAAAATATATAGAGACTATATACTGTTGTCCTAGATTACTATGTCTTAATACAGCGTGTGCTACTTCGTGGAATACTACACTTCTTAATTCATCTTCTGTTAATATCTCTACTGTTTTACTTGATAATGTAATATTATTGTATCTAGTATAAGCAAGAGGTCTAGGAAATTCTATTACTCTAAAGGTACATATAACTCTATGCTCATTACATACTGGTCTAGCTAGATTAACTATACCCTCTAAGTCTTTTAATGTAGCTCCGTAAGTAGGAAGTGTTAATAATAACCCTATCATTATCAATCTATAAATTAATTTCATAATAATTTAATCAACTCCTTTATATTATGTTCCAACATAGCAAAAGCTGTTATAATACCTGCTCTTTTACAATCTATAGTTTCATCTTCTGTAATCATATTTTCTTCTACAGCTATATGATATAGAGGACATTTACAACAAGGTACTTTAAAGCAATTTAACTTGTCAGTATCTGTATCATAAATTAAATCTTTATTATTGCATAAATTTAATTTCATAATATATCCTCCAAATCTTTAGGGTTTACGTTTCCATAATTATTGTAATATTTAATCCAATCTTCCTTGTAAATGGCTTCTGCCTCAAGAGTTCTAGGATTATAGAATTTGTTTACTTTATAAGTAGATGTTCTACCTATAACAAAGATTAAATCATTAATATCTATTTCAGATAGTACATAGTACATTAACATACCACGAACATAAACTCTTATTGAATAGGGATTTATTTTATATCCTGATTTGCAACTACTATCCCTCATCATAGTCTTACCATTAGCTTTAATAATAAGATAAGGTTTATCTTGTTCGGAGTTATCTATTATTTCATTTACTTTTAAATGATGATATTCATTTGAGCCTTGATTAATAATCATAAGTTAAACTTTTCTTTTAGATATTTACAACCCTCATCTATATTTCTTAGATACATTGGAGTACCTTGAATATATTTAAGAGCATTTTCTTTTGTATCTATATCGTGGTAATCTATATTAGTTACAGCTTGACATATTGTACTATTATAATCTGATAATCTTTCTTTCATAGCTAAGTTAATAGCCCATTCCTTTAATCTTTTATAAGGATGTTTTAGTTTCTTTCCTGATACTTGAATATACTTATCCAAAATAACACAAGCGTTTGATACTATCTCTGCATCATAAGTATTAAGTAATGCTTGATATTGTTTATTTGTAATGGAGAAGTTATTAAAGTCTATCTTATCTATTAGTTTAATATCTTTATCTAATTTTTTTTTAGTATCTATATCTAATAAACTTTTAGTAGCTTTATTATTAGCTTGGAGTATTTCTATTAGATTAAATACATTAGTTAGTAATACACTCAACATATATCTATTAACTAATAGTTCGTGCACAATATTAAATTTATTATATAAATCTTTATAACTCATAGTTACCTACAATTTATTTTAAGATGAGGGAAATAGATTTCTTTATTAACTATCTCTATTAATCCCATAGTCTTTAGTTTATTTAATGCTTTCCAAAACCCTGATTTGCTTTTATATCCATAGTATCTACAATCTTCTTGATAGGTTAATAATGTAACACTAGTTATTAATAAATCATCATCTAATAAAGTATTATTATATTCATTTAATAATTTGTTATATAATTTTAAACTAGTTTTATCTCTATTGAGTCTATCGAATAAATAAAATGGTATATCTATTGAAAGGTACATAATATATTTCTCGCTACTTTATTAATAAATTTCCTAGTTCTTTTCTTAGATACAGTAAATATCTTTGCATCATATCTAGTAAGACTTTGTTTTATTAATCGAAATTCATTTTTTTCTGTATTATAAACTAATATCTTATATTCATTTGACATTGTAACTGTTGAGTAACTTAATTTATTGTTGGTATATAATTCATATTTCATAATTATTATTCCTTATTAGTTTCAAGTAATTTATTAGATAATTTTACTATACATTTTCTTATAAATATTTTCTTTCTTGTATTATCTATCTTTAAGAACTTTGCAGGTGCTTCATAATCTACTAAGTTAGTTACTAAAGATAAACCCTCTATTGATACTACTAAGAGTTTATACTTGTTACTCATTATAGCTTCAATATTATCATCTCTATATTGTACTTGTATATTCATTAATAATATCTCCTATTGTTAAAAGAAAAAGAATACTGGTAGATTTATTTTAATCTATTTTATATACCGCCAGTTCGGTTTTCTTCCCCATTCCCTCTCTTAATCATAGAGGTATCTCACACATCTAAGAATTACTTTCTTTTACGTTCTAATACATAGCTTGTAACCCAAGCACCTAGAGCAAAAGCAAAATCTGCTGGGTCTAATCCTTGCTCTTTAATCCTATTAGTAAATAGTTGGTGTAAAGCAACTCTCTCATCGATAAATTCTTCTGGACTTAATGGCGGTTCTTGTTGTTGTTGAGGTTGATTATAATTTTGCTGTTGATTATATCCTCCACCATTATTATTGTAACCACCTCGGTTATTATTGTACTGTCTGTTTCCATAATTGTTGTAACCCATTTTAATTAATCCTCCTTTTCTTCTAATACATCTGCATATCTTACAGCTTCTATAAATTGTTTCACATTAATATATCCGTCACTTAGAAAGTCTATTAAGTCTTGCTTATTAATAGCTTTATTATTTAATTTATCTTGGAATTCTGTTTCAACATCTGGATATTCACTGAATGGGTCTAGTCTTTGAAAGTATTCTGCACTACATATATTCATTATTACTCCTTATCTACATTATATATATTACTAATTAGATTATTAAATATCTCATATGCTCTGTCTATTTCATTATCATAATCACTTTTGTATACTTCTTGGTTTCCATTTACTTCACCGCCATCGCTATCAATCCACGTTGAGAATATCGCTTCTGGTTCGTTATCTTCTGGAATAATATACAATCACATTGAATAGTTGTCAGTGTCTTCCTCTAGTTTATGTATTTCTAGCTTAAAATGTTCTCCGTATTGATTAATATATTTAATGTTACAGTATTCTAATTCTTTCATATTTATTCCTCATAAAATAACTCATCTGTTAAATAACTTATTGTGTATAATTCTGGGTTAGAAAAATGTTTTATTATTACTTTCCTAATAGTATCTTCACCAACAAAATTAAGAAATCTATCTATTAATAAATCGGTACTAACTGTTTTAAGAAATCCTCTGTTCTGTCCTTGATATGTTTTGTATTCGTACATTATTATTACTCCTCAAAATTGTTCTCATCAAAAGCTATATCGTCTGGGGTAGTCATTAAGAATACATCCCCGTCTAATTCAACTACAATAAATGGTTCATAGTTTTCAATGAATACTTCTGTATCTTCTGAATAAGTATTTAATATTTCTCTAAGTTCTTTAACTTTCATAATTCATTACTCCTATATTTCTATTATAACTCTAGCTAATTTTGATTTCAATATTATCTTTTAAATAATTTACAATACTTTACAATTATTATTTATGTATTCGGTTAATAGTTCTATTCTATTCTTTACACATAGCTTATCATATATATGTAGACAATGTGTTTTTAAAGTAGGTAAAGTAATATTTAATTCTTTACTTATATCTTCTAGTCCTAATGGATTAGTTAATAGTATTCTATAGATTTGTTTTTCTCTATCTGTTAATGTATGGAGTTGCATATACTATCCTTTAAATTGCCAATGTTCTGTCAAATATTCTTCATCATCATTAGATTTACTTTCATTATATCTAGTATCTAATAGCTGATAGAATGGGAATATTAAATCATCACCTTTAATGCAAGGTTTATAAATATCGGTTGTCAATCCGTCAGATACTTTTAAAGTATTACTTTCTTTATAGTATTCATAACTCGTTAGTCCGTCTTTAACAATTCCATTTAATCTAATTGCTTTACAAGCTAGATTAAAAGCTGTTTGATTAGTACCAATATGTTTATTAATTTGTTTTCTACTATTCATATAGACCTCCGATATATTCTAGTCCAAAACAATCTTCCAAGTAGGATTGTAGAGCTATTAAAATCGTTTCCTCATTCACATAATGACATTCATAATCTTTACATTTATGATATTGTTTTAATATATATTCTACTTCTTTTAATGATTGCTTACCATTAAAGTATATTATACCTTTATCGGTAAAGCATAGCCATAAATAATAATCGTGTTTCATTTTTTTATTCCTCATTATTTTTTAATAATTTTAATAAATAGTTACGTTTTAATACTTCATTCTTGATTGCTTCAAGATTTTGTTTGGTTTTTCTTTTTTGTAGTCTATCTTTTATTTGTTGTTTACAATATTCTGTCTCATCTATAATTGCTTTCTTAATATTCCAATCACCATAAGAACAACCCCTAAGTTGATGATTAAAATCAGCATAAGGTATACTACTTTGATGGTGTGATGTCGTATTTGAATATCTACCAACATTTTTGAAGTATTCATTCTTAAAATTGTCTGTCATTTTAGTGGAATAACTCCAATAGTTACCAAAATCATCAATCCAAAAACTTCCTGGACTGTTTAATCTTTGCATAACTTACTCCTATATTTATTATATTAATATTATACCCATTATTTAATTCTATCTAACATATATTAATTATTTGTTTACATTACTTTACATATACTATTGTTGCATCATATCTATCATTTGTTTGTGTTTCAAATAAGTAGCTCTCTTGATTATATGTTTTACAAACATTATCAATAGTATTAATAATACTTTGTTTTTCTTCATATGATGATAAGTCAAAACAAAGTATTTCTATCTTTAAACTTGGCTCAAAACAAACTGTACCATCATTATATTTATAACATCCTATACAATCTGTAAATGTTGCATAATCTAATTTACTTGCAAGTGATGCTTTTAAGTCATTAATACTACGAAAAATATCTTTATTGTCTTTATCTTGTGTTCCTATTGTAAAAGTCATTTTAATCATTATTTATTTTTCCTTTCAATTGGCATTTTATTTAATATCTCATCATCATTACAACATATTCCTAAATATACTAACTTTTCGCACATATCGGAATAATTATTAAATTCTAATATTTTATAAATAAAATCTTGTATAATATTATTTGCTGATGATATTTTATCCATATCGCAATCTTTTTCATCATTGTGTATATTATAATAACTATTACAAGCTCCTGATAAATAAGCACTTGCAATAAATAAATTTTGTAAATCCTTTTTATCAATTTTAATCATATTAACAACTCCTTTTATTATCTTGTACACGTTTTAATCATTACATTACAATAGCTTTATCAATTAAGTTTTTCCATATGTAAGCACTTGTTACTATCATTGTTATCTACTCCTCAATGCTAGATATGTATTTTTTATTTCTGACGCATATTTATATTGTTTTATAATTGTTTTCATTTCAACGTTTGGAAAAAGTTTTTTAATATAATATTTTACAACTCTTTGAGAAACAGTTTTATCTGTTAGAAATTTTCTATATCTAGCATTATAACTTTTATATGGCTCAATCTTTATAAGGTCATATTTTTCTTTTGTACCGTTTAATCTTATGATACCAACGATTGAATATTGATAGTCAAAATAGTTAAGTAAAACATTGAGATATAACCAGTCATATGTCTTTCTATTCTTACATTCGCTTATCATATATAAATCTTGAGGTCTTAATAGTTCATTTAATTTTAATAATCTCATAATTTATTCCTCCAGTTGTTTTATTCCTTATATTTATATTATACCACATAAGAATTATTTATAACATATATTAATTAATATATTTACAATTATTTACAATTAAAATAAAACCATTAGAAGAGAAAGAAAGAAGACTTTATTTTTTATTAAAGGAAGAGGGAGGAAGAAGACTTTCTTTTCTTTATATATTTCTTTTCTTAAGTAGAAGGAAGGGGAAGAAATTAATTTTTTGTTAGCTATAAGAAAGAGATATAAAGGAAATAAGTATTAGCTTTAATAGTATAGCTAATAATAATGGAATAATTCTTTTTTATGTTACTTTTTTCTTATAAGGTTTACGTTCTTCGAACTACAAACTTTCTAAGCTTTATATGGTTATACGATTTTATACCTCTTGAGGATTATAAGCATCCTTTCAGCTTCAAGGGGTACCCTTTCCCCCGTCGATTAGATACAAGCCCAACCTTTTTGGTATCGGTAGTAACAACCTAATATGTGCGACAAGAGATACCACCCCCTATTGTACAGAGGTGTAACTGTACCCAAATATATGAGGTCCAAAATAAAAAAAGA